CAGCCCACCGCCTGGAACAGCTCATGGATCTGCGTGTGCGGAATGTGCCCATAGTCGCATTCTCGGATCAGCTCATAATAGCGCAGGTAGTGTGGACGGATGCACGCCCATCGCTCCGGCGTAAATGCCACCATCCACCAGTGCGAGTGTATCGTCGCCACGCGACCCAGGTTGGCCTCGATGTCTTGGGACGCGCATCGGCGCTTGAAGCCGGTGCTGAAGCCGAACACGTCTGGGTGACTTTCCAGTCCCTCAAACAGCATCGGCAGCAATCGCCCCCAATAGGGCGAGAGCACCACGTCGTCCTCCAGCATCACGATGCGCGGGTAGCGCTCGACCATCAGCTCGTATGCCTCGAATTGGTTGATGCCGATACCTACGTTATCCGCGCGAATGTGCGTCACCTTGCCGGATTCCAGGCGGGCGTCCTGAAACAGCTTGACCGCCTCCTGTATGCGCCCCGCGTCGCCCACCACCCGCCCGCTGTAGCGGTTCACGGCGCCATCTTGGAACAGATGATACTCGATGGGCGGCGCATCGCGTTGTGCCTCCAGGGATGCCAACAGTTGGCCCAGATACTGCGGACGGTCGAAGCTGATGATGCCCACACCGATAGGATCCATCACGCTACCATCCCCAGCGTCCGCGTCACGATAGCACCCCGCATCAGCTGTTCGATGAATTGGTCGACTAGTAGCGGCGTGGTGATAGGCTGCGCCGCCCGTCGTGCCGCGCGGATCTCGTCGCGGTAACTGTCCAAAATCTCGCGCCGGTCCTCGACCATCACGTTCTCCTGATAGCACATGCAGTGTGGATGGGCCGGCTGCATCGGGAACTCATCGAACGAATACTCCTTATCGGCGTAGTTATCGCAGATATCGGTGCGCGGGTGCTGTGGCGACAGCTTCCAGCGCAGCTTCTCCACGAACGGGTTGGCCCGCGCCGCCGTCTCGTGCGCCTGTGCCGCCGCCCGGCTAATCTCCGTGCGCGCCAGTCGCATCGCGTCGTAGCTGGCATCGGTGCCGTAGGGGGCCTTGGTGCGCACCAGCTGCCGGCCTGGGGCCAGGAAGCGCTCCAAATCCTTCGCCATATCCCGTGACGCCCGGCCCTTGCGTATGCCGTCCTCCAGCATCGCGTCGACCTTGCGCCGCGTCGTGCCTGCCGTCGACCAGATGCGATCGCTGAGCCGGTAGCCGCTCGGATCCACCCACAGGTGCGGCGGGTCGTAGGCCGCCAGCGGGTTGGGTGTGAACACCGTGCCCTGCTCGCGTGCGATGCCCCCGCGCAGCATCCCCTTGATGTCCCCTGGTAGGTAGCGGTCCATCATCGCTGCCTGCTGCTCGACCTGCACCCGCATTGCCGCGCCGATGCCCGTCCACAGCGCCCGCATATAGGGCGACGTCGGGAACACCGTGCCATCGGCCAGCACCTGGTAAGGCGAGAATTGCCCAGCCCGGTCACGCGCCACAAACAGCCGCATTACGTGGTCGCCGATGTCGCGCTGCAGCTCGTAGGTCCGCGCCCGTGGCACGATGCCATCCGCGTCCGCCGCACGGAGCACCTGCCCGCCGGCATAGGATGCAAGACCGGCGAACAGTGCGGACATGCGCCGCTCGTTTTCGCGCATCACGGACAAGTGGCGGCTGCGGTAGCTGCGGGCCATATCTAGTCTGTTCCCCCAAGCGTGCCCACGTATGTGACCGTCATGTTCCCTCACTGTCCCCAAGTCTGATTAGGTGAACTATCTTGACTCAGTTCGCAACTCATGCTACAATGATGCCAGCGCATATTCCCAAGGGGAGGAACAATGAACCTCGATGATTGGAAAGTGCCGGATCGTTTGCCGGATACCAACACGATTTTCGGCAGTCTCTCTGGCTGGACATTCCCAACTCGGTATATCTCCCTGCTCCCGCAACCATGGTGGACCCGCGTGTACTGGCAGATCCACCTCTGGATTCTGTCATTCCGCCATCGCTGCCCATAGCTGCTGCACCGTGTAGCCCAGCGCCGCAACCACGCCCAGCACCTGGGCGTGCTCGTCTATCGCCGCGCGCAGCGCTGTCGTGTTGCTGTAGCCGAGCGACTCCAGATAGACAGCGATCCTGTCCCGCCGCGCGAGCGCCTGCTGCACCGTCATGCCTGTGGCCGTGCGCACAGCGCTGACATAGAATGCATCTCCGAACGTCTGCACCACAGCCAGCAATCCCAGCGTCGCAGCCGGGGCCATCTCCCACAGTCGAGCGTGCAGTGCCAGGAGATCCTGTTGCTGCCCGTCCACCTGCCACAGCGCATAGTCGCCCACGTCGATCAGATGATAGGCAGCGATGCCGCTCACGTGAGACACTGGGTTGGACCCGACAAAGACACTCTTGAGCATCGTGTCGCGCAGGTCGGCCATGCCCAGCGCCGCCAGTGCCTCATCTCTCGACAGGGCGAGATTCGCCATCAGGTTCTGCGCGTGCTGCTCGTTCAGCAGCGACATCGCATCCCCGCCTGCCAGCAATGGCAGCGCGATCACGTCCCCGCCGTCGCTGTCGATGGTGCTGATGATCTGCTCTCCGCGTATCAGGTAGTATTTGGTCATGGCGCTGTGCCTCCGGTATAGGTTACGGCCCAGGTGTTGAAGCCTTCAGCCTCAGGGTCGTTGGCGATCTCATAGACATACTCCAGCCCGGTCGTCGGCGGGTCGCCGTCCTGGTACACGCCCGACGGTGCATCGTTCGTCCCGCCGGCGTTCAGCACTGGCGCAGCATCGGTGAACGCCATGCGTCGGGTGTAGATACTGAGCAGCACCGCGTTCACATTGGCTTGAGTCAGACCGCAGCTGCTATATAGATACTGAGACATGGCCGTATTGCCGCTAATATCAGGTGTGCCGCTGACGCTGGTGCTGTAGAGCATCAGCCGCGAAACCAAAGCAGGCAATATCCACCCGCCGATGTTGCCGCTGACGCTGGTGGTGTTGAGATACAATTGCGTCAACGCAGCAGGTAGCGTCCAGGCACCGACGTTACCGCTGACGCTGGTATTGTTGAGGCGCAACTGCGACAGTGCGGCGGGTAATATCCACCCGCCGAGGTTGCCCGATATGCTGCCGTTGCTTTCGAGGCGCAACAACGACAGTGATAGCAAGTTGTTGATCGGGAACGCGCCGATGTTCCCATTCAGACCGTTGGTGTTGAGAGCGACCTGTGTCACGTGCCCGCCCCCAACCGTGATGCCGAACCAGTTGCCGACCGTGTGCGTCACGAGCCAGTTGGTGTGGTCCGTCCAGCTCGGGCCGTTGGTGTGGTTGTAGAGCCACACCAGGGCATCGCCCTCGACCTGTGGCACGTCACTGACGTGGAAGCCCCTGCTCGATATGAGCGCGCGCCCTGTTCCTACCGTCATAAGTGGCATTGGCTTGCCTCAGTCTAGTAAGATCGACAGACGGATGGTCACGTCACCGCTCGCATAGGTCGGCGTACCCCGCGTCACAAGCGCCCCCCAGATGGTCGTGGCGATGGCCTTGAACGCGATGCCCAGACCCTTCTCTGAAGACACGCTGTTCAGTGCCGAGGCGTAGTACGTCGAGAATGGGATCACGCCGATGCAAGTCGCCGCGTGTGCATCGGTGATCGTCCACGCCGCATTGTCGACCGGAGGCGTGACCGCCGTGTCGAACAGCCACAGTTCGCAAGCCTTCGATTGCAGCGCATAGTCCACCAGCACCGCTGATTCGATGATGCCCGATCCCGCGCTGACCCGGACGGCATTGGCGAACACCAGGGCCGTGGCGGAGGTGCCAACGAACTCGCCGGCAGTGTACGCCCCGGCCACGGTCAGTGTCGGCGTGACGGTGATGGTCGCGATCTTCCCGCCCACCTCGCCAATGTGCGTCTCGCCAGCCGCAATGGTAGCCACATCCACGTTCCCGATGTCCACACCGTCGTTGGCCGCCAACTTGCCGATGGCTGCCGTGCCCGCATTCAGCGTCACGTCGCCGATATCCACCCCTGAGTTGGCACCCAGCTTGCCGACAGTCGCCGTGCCCGCACCAAGCGTAACAGTGCCGATGGATAGCGCTCCTGCCGCCAGCTCGACCACGCCGGGGTTGGCATCGGTAAACAGTTCCTGCTCGCCGCTATCGTTGATGATCACTCTAGTCATTGTCTGATTGCTCCCCTGCGGCCTCTTCCTGCCGCTGTGCTTCCCCTATGCCCTGCTGAAAGCCCAGTGTGTCACCTTCTGGGAACATCTTCTCCCGACGCTCGTCGGCCTCGGCAGTCGCGTCCTCGACCTCTTTCTCCGGGTCGGGCACGATGTCGAGCAAGGTCAGCGCCGTCTTGTCCGTGATGAGCTCGTTGTCCTTGGCGAACTGCAATTGCTGCAGCAGCAGCTCCACCGCTTGCGGGATCACCTCGGGCCAACTCACCGCCAGGTCGTCCATCACCAGCCTTGCATCAGTCAGCGCCGCCATTGCCAGCCATATCTCACAGAGTTCGCGCAGCCAGTCCTCGTTGTCTACCTGCCGGCCTGTGATGTCGCGCACCCACTGGTCCATCTGCACTTCGGTCGAGGAGCGCCCACTTGAAATCTCCCCGCCCCAGATAAACTCGGGAATGCCGGTGTGATCGAGCAGCAGCAGGAACAAGGACTTGAGCGCCGTCTTGGTGTCCTCGGTGAAGCCGACGGGCGGTGCGACGAACTTGGCATCGCCACCCTTGCCCACCAACAACACGGCGTTCTGGTCGATGTTGAGCTGGTAGCGCGTCTCGGTGTTGGCGTCCTTGTCGGTATAGGTGTCGTCCGTCGCCGGGTCGTTGGCGTTGATGACCTGGTCGATGTCCTCCATCCCGACGAACGCCAGCAGCGGGTTGCCGAGCAGCTTCGCGCCATCCAACTGCTTGAAGATGAGATCGTCATACTGGTCGTACAGCGGCCTCAGTTCCTCGTGGATGGGATGGCCGTACGTCTCGTTTGCGCTGCGCTCGTTGGTGACGTGGATGACCGGGATGCGCCCGATGAGGTTGGTGAACTGCATCTCGGTCGGCGGTTTCCCGCCCACCTTCACCGTCACCGTGCGCCCGTCGGCCCGGTACTCATCGACGATCGTGGCATCATTGGTGCGCGTCTCAACCTTGTAGCTGATGGGACGCCGATAGTCCATCTCATCCCACGTCGGCGTCACCGTGTCGGGCGAAGGCACCGATAGCGTCCCGTCGGTATTGACGATGATGTACTGGTCGCCCAGGCCGAGCTTGTCACGGAACACGCGCATGAGCGTCGAGGCGTTCAGTGTCAGGAAGCGTCCGATCTGCTCATCCGTGTAATTGCGCGGGTCGGCATCGTTATCCGGGTCGCCTGATTCCTCGAGTTCGATCTCGATGCCCTGGCCCAGCGTCCAGGTAGCAAAGATGTTCTCGATGCGCTTGCTGAACAGCCCGCCGAGCGTGTAGCCCTTGGCCTTGCCCCGGCGCAGGCGGTCCCAGAACTCATAATCGGGCCGCGTCTCATCTGTCGTCTTGACGTATGCCCGGCTCTTGTAGAGCGTCGTCTGTGCGTTGCCGACCACATAGCGCCCGATCAGCTCGCGGACCGGCAGCACGCGGTCGAGGAATCGTCCGATGATATTTCGGTTATCGTCTGCCGCCATATAGTCCTCTCACTGGTCGCTCCCGGCTCCCATAGAGACTGGCCGCGCTGCGCACGATTTGGATGTTCGACGGGCGGTTCGCCGCCTCCCAGGCCAGGGCCAGCGAAATCACGCAGTCGTCGTGCATTCCTTCCGGCGCCTCGTAGCGCCAGCGCCCGGACGGGAGCCGCGTGGCCTCGAATGCCTGGAGCTCGCCCATCAGCATCTCGTCGTCGGGGATGCCAATCTCGCCGCGCTCGAAGGCCAGTTGCAGGGCCACGATGATGTCCTGCTTGGTCTGCGCCGTAGTCGTAAAGCCCTTGACGGGCAAGCCCTCACTCTGCAGCTGCTCGATATTCGGCCCGCCGATGCTGTTCTCCTCCGCCAGAATGTCGCAGACGTTCCACTGCCGCGCTAGGACCTGCAGGCGCCCGCGCTGTACCTCCCAGCCGATCTGGTTGAAGCGGTCGATAGCGCATACGCGCCGCGTCTCGCGCTCGATGACGGTCAGCACCGTGAAGTCGTAGCTCTGCGCCCAGTCCACGCCCATCACGTAATGGTGGCTGGTGCTGGGCTTGGCCGGTCCCTGTGCCACGCACGCCCGGATGTTGCGAAACACGGCGCCAGCGTCGTCGATGAACTCGGCCAGGTACTCCTGCTCGAAGGTGCGCTGTGGCAGCTGCTTGCGCGCCGCCTCGATCTCCGATGGCTCGATGTACGGGTTGGTGGAGGTCGGGAAGCGCCAGCTCTGCCACTCGCCCTCGCCATCGTCTTGACCGCGCAGCCAGTTGCGCCAGAACCAATTGTGGCCCTTGGGCGTTGAGATGAACAGGGCACGGCCCTGGCGGTCGGATAGCGCCGGTCGCACCGCGTCTATCCACGCCGCCTCCTGCATGAACGCGCACTCATCGAACACGACGAAATCCAACCCCTCACCGCGCAGGCTATCGGGATTGTCGGCACTGCGCACCTGCACCCAACCACCGCCAGGCAGCGTCACCTGGCGGTCCACCTTGCCGATGTCGGCCCCGATACGAACGCCCATTCTGTGGATGGGTCGCCAGCCGACCTCAGACATCTTGTAGGATGGCGCCACCCACCAGGCGCGCCCACCTCGAGCTGCCGCGTCCAGGCATTCGTTGACGCCGAGACGTGTCTTCCCCCAGCGCCGGCCTGCAGCAAGGGTTTTGAACCGCGCTGGATGCGCGTGGACCTCTGCCTGCCCCGCATGAGGATGCGCCTCAATCCGTATCTCCACCGTCATCCCAATTTACTACGACGATAGGGCCACCGCCTGGCCCGCTGACCTCCTGGCGCTGCAAGGGCTTCCCCATCAGGTAGTCGCTCAGCCACTGGCGGGCAGTAGAGTCGCCGGCCTTGGCGCGGGCCACTGCCGTGTTGACGATGGTGGCCCAGTCCTTCAGCGTGACGTGGCGAGAGAGCGCAGTAAGGTACTTCTCTTCCGTGCTGCGCTTAGGACGACCGTTCGGGTTGCCCGAGTGGCCCTTGGCGAATTGTCCGTTGTCCTTCCTTGGAGTCACTGATCCTATCCTGCTATCAGGCCATCTAGTCCCTGCTGTGTCAAAGATGCGCCCCGGACCCCTCAGCGTGGGGGCGGTTCAGGAGTCCACCCGTCCCCGCCCCGCACGCCTACAAAGGAGGAGAGTGATGATGACGCTAGTGCGCGACATGCCTTAGAGGCCTTTTAGCCACCAGATGTGGTCCGCCCATAGAGCGGATTCATCGGACAGTTTCGCGGCGGCCCACACGCAACATTGTCGATAGCGCAGGCGAACGGACGTGACAAGTGTCGTTTCCATTCCTCTTGGGGCCAGCACACGCGAAGGCCAGAGTCCGGTAGATAATCACTGAGGATGCCGAAGTCGCCGTCTAGCTTTCCCTCGAAGTTCGCCAGCGCTTCATCGCCCAAGGCATCCCGCGCCTCCATGTCGAACTCGTCATCGCTCGGCGGCAATGTCGCTTTCAGAACGCGCCGGTTGTGCGCTGTCAGCCATCTGCGATAGCCCAGCCACCCGAACATCAGCCCGCACAACCACGCTGCAATCATCTCACCCTCCATAACGGATGTCGCCCGGCCAACGCGCAGTCGCAATGCTCGCCTGCCCCGCCCTCCTAAACCCCTGCCGGGCGACATCCGTCTCAGACCCCCAGTTATTCCGCTTTTCGCCAACACCAGCGGTTCGGGTGACTGGCCAGCCACCCAAAGACATAGAGAAGAGGTGTCAGATAGTGGCCAAAGCACCAGATTGCGATGTCCGCCCAGAACTTGCGCCAGCGGGTTGGATACCAGCAAGTGCGTGTCACAACGTCATCCTCACCATCTGCTGGCCCTTCTGCAACCCGGGCCGCAGCTCCAGTTCAATACCGCCTATCGGCTGCGGCAGGTAGCCCGCCCACTCGGTGTACGTCGGTGGGCCGCCGTCGTTCACGGTGCGCATGAACGTGCCACAGTAGCCCCCGAGCCGTTCCTGCGTTCGAATGTGCCCGTAGCGATCCACATACTCCACCGCACGCCGGTAGATGTCAGCGTTGTGGCTGTGACCAAAG